TTAATACCCAATCGCTAAATAAAAACAATCTATATAACCAGCATTACCCGTTAATGTAAACCCTGTTTTAGAACGATTAGTAGTACCTAACATTGCATATCCTTCTGCCGCAGTAACCATAATAGCTAATACCGCATTAGGAAAAGGCGTTGCAAATTTAAAATCTAATGATTGTCCTGCACTCCATTTTAATCGATTCCATTGTTGCATTATTCCAGTATCACCACATTTCCACCAACCAGATTGAGCCTTACTTGCAGTATTCTTAGCGCCATAATTTCCAGCTGGTGCATAATTCCCTTTAGGCTGATACTTACCATCTGATTCTGATTTTGAATAACTGTAACCAGAAGCTTGATAACTGCCTTTAGGCTGATATTTACCATCAGACTCTGCCTTTGTATACGAAGCACCTACTAATGCATAATTACCCGCTGGTTGGTAATTTCCTTTGCCTTGATAACGCTCGTCACTTTCTGCTTTTGTATAGCTACTTCCAGCCGTTGCATAACTCCCTTTAGCTTGATATCGACCATCCGATTCCGTCTTCGTATATGAAGCACCGGCTAATGCATAATTACCTTTAGGTTGATAATTTCCCTTAGGTTGAAAAGCATCTGTAGAGGCTTTCTGGCTCATAACGTGCTCGGTTGATGGACCAATACCTTGAGATATTCTTGATTTGTCTAATTTATTATTAAGTCCACTATTTAGCGCTGTATTGGTCGCATAATCGCCTGACGGTTGGTAACTCCCTTTCGCTTGATATCGACCATCACTTTCCGTTTTAGTGTAACTATCCCCTTTGTTTGCGTAGTTCCCTGCTGGCGCATAATTACCCTTTGGCTGATATTTGGTGTCGGTTTCTGCCTTTGAATAGCTGTAACCGGATGGTGTGTAATTGCCTAACGGTTGAAAACGTTGATCTGATTCTGTTTTAGAATAAGCGCCTACATCACCTGCTGTGACATCGGCTTTTAACTCTGCCCATGCATTGCCGGCAACCGGCTCAATATTGTTATTCTCAACTTTAGACTGCCAGACTTTATTTTTATGATAGACAATAGCGCGTATTGCATACGGCTGACCGGCTTCAGCCCATTTTGGAAAACCAAATAACTGAATTTCACCAATGGCTTCCGTGATATCGTGAAATATCCCGTTCATTTTTTCACGTTCGATATCTTTAGCAGCAGGATCTGTGACTTGGTCACGTTCATAATCGTAACCATAGCCTTGTGTATAGGAAACAGAACCGTCTGGTTGGATTTCTACGGGTATAGAAGCCTTATCCCCTTGTGTTGCAAAGGGGGTTTTAAAAATAGTTGTCATAGAAATTATGCTCCGAAGTTACTGCCTAAGAAGTTTTTACGATGCTGACCAACGCCAAAGGCTTTTTTGGTCACAATGCGATATTTGACGCCAACGCCAGAAGGACGTGGCATTAAGTCGAAATTTTCGAGAAGAACACGTAGGCGTTCGTCAGGGTTGAAGTTAAAAACGTAATACATATAAGTCATGTCTAGCGGATCAAGGACAAAGACTTTGCTGTCATCACGCCAAAAGAAACGTTTTAAAAACTCGTTAATATTGGTGACCGTGGGGCTTTGTGTCAGATTAAAATAGCGCATTCGTACTAACATGCGTTTTTGATCAACAGTCAGTGACAAGGTGTAATCCGCATTACGTCGGAAATTGGATTTAAAATTGGCTTTCTTTTTGCCAAAACCAAACCCGACTTTATTTTTGTCGCTCGGTGGAATATCAATACCTAAGGGTACATCCAGAATACGTGACCAAATCGACAACCCAAAGTCATTCGCCGTATTGATATTAAACACATCTCGGTACCAGTTTTGCCAAAATGACACCATCGACTTTTCAAAATGAGAGGCTTTAAAACTGGCGAGTTTCTTTAAATTCTCTGCATCTTCATACTGCCAGAGGATCGCTTTTAATAGGTCTGAATGGAACTCAAATTGTTGAACGTTCATACAATCACCACTTGCACAGCACCTCGTTGCAAGCGTGCGATTTGATTAATGGCAATCGGAATTAATGCAACATTCCATACTTTCCCGTCCAGTGACAATTCAACTTTAGTCACGAACAGACGAGGCTCAACAGTATTTACCGCTGAAGCTATCTCAAAAGGCGATACTTCACGTCCAACAATCAAACCGTTATCGCCGTCCAGATCTCCACGCGTCCATTGTTCTATGGCGCTGGGGATAATAGTTTGCGCATCAACGGCTGATTTTTTAACGGTCACTCGACAAAAAACGGTGATCTCCTTAGGGCGTGAAAATTTCACTTTATATTCTTGTCCACTTACCGGCTCTACAACACCGATTTCAATCTCACCATTAAAAGCCGATCCAATAGTTTTAGTTCTCAGCAATGATTTAGCAATTTCGTTACTGTCGCCCCCTTCAACACAAACGTAAATGCTGTGAGGCAACAGAGAAATTTCATCAATAGTGAGCACCGAATCGGTGTAGTTCTCGCGAAAAGAAAGCGAGTTAACGCCCTCTAATTCATACAGTGAAGAGGTGATCGCTTCCGCGACACTGACGGTATTTTTAGCCAGTGTTTGCTTACGTCGTCGTCTTGCTTTGATATCAGATTCAGCATAACGACCAACAACCGCATGAGTGGGGTTATTGACTTTCTCCCAACCTAATACTGAGCTAGCAACAGAATTCAGTTGGCCGGCACCGCATTCAACAGGGCCATATTCAACCGCCCTCATATCCCCTGTTGCTTTGCCAGTATTATCAATAATCAAGGGTGAAACTGTTTCGAACATGGCACCGGCAACACTGGATGCTAATGAGCCCTTGGGAATAATCGTGCCGGGTACGCCACTAAATTCAACGCTGGAAAGATAAGAACGAGTGGCATTAATGCGTTGGCCACCCATTAGGGCCCATATTGCATCAAGAAAAACACCACCAGCAATATCGGGATTGATTTGATTTGCTAACTCGGCATTATTCCTCACCATTGCATCACGGTTTTCAACTTCCATCGTCGCCAATGCCCCTTGTGGTGTCTCAGGGGCAAGGTTAATCGATTGACCAAACACCGCACGAAACTCGCTTTCGACTTCATCACGTATTGTGGCCGTGTCGGGAAGAATAACGCCTTTATTATTAATATAACGATAATCAGCCATTCAATGTAAACCCTCCGTATATCGTGCGAATTGTCGCTTGGTACTTCAATTCACCGTTCTCGACTGTGGCGCTAAAATGGGTCACTTCAACCACCTCTTCAATTTCGCTCATACGTTGTCTAAATGCCGTTTCAAACATCGGGATATCAGCTTGGCGACCAAAGGTTGTTGGCCAGAACGGAATGCCTTTATCTTTTTTATGTAACATTTCACCACGAACCGCTTTAGCAAAATGCTGACAAAGGTTTTTAACCGCATCGTCTTTTTCACTGAATTGGAGGTTTCCATCAGGGCCGATAAAGAGATCATTATTTTTATCGATTGAAAATGTTCTCATAGAGGCGCTCCTGAATTTCCATGACCGGTCTCAACACCACTGTGTTGATGCGTAGAACCGATATCTTTTCCGTTATGTTTCATCGTGCCACCGTTTGATTCACTGTTACCGTTTACGCCATGATTACCATTTACCGTCACGTTACCGTTAAACTCATTTTCTGGTGCGTTAGAAATGAATTTAGGCGCATCTAAAACCGCTTTATCTTTATGTAATGAAAAACAAACCGAACCGTCCATTGATTGAATGACTAAGGCATCAATATTCTTTCCATCAATCACCCATCCTTTGATGGTGTCGGGGAAAAACATTGCATCACTAAATGAATGGAGGCGTGCGGTATTAGGTTGGTCTTCAAGCCCTCCACGTTGAAATATCAGGCTAATATCACGGTCATTGGCTTTTATCCAACCGAAATCACCCGGCTTAATCGGTGCGCGAATAAAGAAACCACCTCCCCCAAATCTAAAAACGGGAATGTTGGCCAATGGTGCTCGCCCGACTGTTCCCCCTTCAGTTGTTACCATCATCACCAGTGGTTTGATAACAGCACGATTGGTTTTATCGTCATAACTGACCACTGTTGCAGGGAGCATGTCCTCTGTATTCATCATCAGGTTACGAAATGCAGACGAGAGCGCACCGGCAAGCGAACCATCGCTAGCAATATCTGTATTGGGTTTATTCATGGTTATGCTCGTTTACAGGTAGCCTGATAAAAGAAAGGATCATCATGTGACGCAACATCAAATTTCAGTTGTTCAATAATATAGTCACCATTAAGTGCGGAATTAAATTTACTCTCAAGTCGTAGCATCCCTCCTAGTTCTGAGGCGCCATCAATTAAGTAGGTAACGGACAACCCTTTTTCAGTGGCTTTGGGTATACCTACCATGCCTGATTTCATGCTAAGAATGCGCAAGCGCCCTTTTAAGGCTTGGTTATCATCTTTGACAAACAACGTATCATCATCAATAAAGGCTTTAACGTTTCCCGCTTCCTGCAATCGTTGTACTTGCTGTAACGCTGAACCGCAAAAATACCAATTAGCAATATTTTTATCGGTAGCTTGAAAGTCCAATCTAACCTTGCAATCCTTCGCCACCGATGAAGCGATCTCGCTCATTTTCTGCATGGCGCCACCACTGGAAGAAACAATATCACCTGAGCTGGCGTTATTGGTTTTAGCCTTAATGGTTAGCGTGACACCAGGAGGCGAGGCAATTTCTGCACTGACAATATCCCCGGTAAAGATACGAAATAATCCCGTATTGACGCGCCCTACTTCAAGGTAAAGACGGCGAGTTTGTTTGCCCTTATGATAAGGGCTGGTTTCAGTGAGAAGATAATCTCGAGTGTGGGCGTTTAATCCATCAATGCTAACTGTGCATTCATTTTGTAAGGGGTTTGCGTACTTGGTGCCGTTAGCTTTAATACGCAATCCTTCATACCACTGCAGTCGTTCTGCAACTTCAATCCCCACCCGTATTCGTCGTAAGTCCATCATCACTCCAAATAATTAATGATTGGGTTCTATCAAATGATTCATACCAGGGCAGATCATCATTTTCTGTTATAAACGCTAAATTTGTACCATCAGTCAGGTAGCGATAAGGAATGATAGGTGTGTTTGCCACCGCACGCATTCCCACTGCGATAACCTCACTTTCTCGTTCAATATCAAGATACATCGCATGGCGACTGGCTTTTATTGTTAGCGTCCAATTAACTCCTTCTAAATTGACGGATAAGCGTTGGTTTGGAATAGCTTTTAAAGGTATGACTTTCATTAGAAGCTCCAATCACCATCTGCGATACGTGTTGCGAACGAACCTTTTTTCTTAGTCTCAGTATCCGCGTCTTTAGTTTGTACATTTCCTCGATTTACCGTTGATGACTGCGTTGGCTTTTGTGTAGATCGAGGCGGTAATTCTCCGTATTCAGGCTCAACAGTACGCCACTCAACAAACCGTAGTGGCAATTTTATGGCATCAATCATGTCGGGTATTTCATCATGATTAAAACCCGTCAATAACATGGGCTGATAGGTTTTTACTCGAGTTTGAATACCAACCAGTTTGTGTTCATCAAAAACTTGTTGCATCGATGAAAAGATGTTTTTCATCTCTCCCGTTAACACCAAATCCATACCAATCTCAACGGGGTTAATGATCACATGATCACTGCGAGTTTCACCACTTTCAACTTGAAATTGCGTCGCCTTATGTTCATCTCTCACATTAACTTGAATCGGACTCACACTATCAAACAGTGTAGAAAACGACTCTAAATCAAAGATTTTGACTTCTGTAAGCACTTTAACCTCCCAAGCCACTAGAATGTTGTTGATTAACATTAGCTATTTCATCTTGTAGCGCATTGCTAAGTCCACTTGCGACACCTTGTGCATCGGTTGCTTGAGTTTCAACCTTGATTTCCCCAATGCTTACGTTACTTTCATTCTTCACATTGGATTGATTACTAATAGCTTGGCTTGTAATCGGGTTCATCGCATTGTTGGCTATCGCATCTAACTGTGCATTGGCTTGAGCGATAGAGTGTCTAACCGGTGGCTGTTGTGTCGTTTGGCTTTTTTCTTGAGGAATGGCATATTCAATCTCACCATTATCATTGACTTTTCGCTCTACGTTTTGATTGACAGTGATTTCTTCATCGTCACCGAACCCGAAAAACTCTTTAGCAGATTTCCAACCATTTTTAACTGCATCAAGCCCTGTATTTACCCAACCAATGATTTTTTCGACTTGCTCCCACATCCATTCAAACGCACCCACTACGGCATCCGTCACCGTAGTAAAAACACCCGCAAAGGACTTACCCCACCCTGCAATGACAGAGATACAATTAATGAGAAACTTAACATAAGCTTTTAAGCCTGAAGCCATTAGCTCCCAACCAGCGACAACAATATCTGCCACAACACCAACGATAACTTTTAGATATTCAAAGAGCTTTTTGAATGTTTCCCATAATGCAAGAATGATAATTTTCAACTGAGGGTATTTTTCAAGAATACGCCCAATCATCGAATCGTTGCCGTCGATAAAGTTCATGATATCGTCATAAACAATCGCAAATGCGGTAGCTAATAGTGCAATAACCGCGATGATGGCAATAATAGGAAAAAGCGTAGTCCATGTGCTAATACTGGCCAACTTCATAGCATAGATATATTTCCCCAGCAAAATAGTTGCAACAGCAGTAAAGAAACCGACTACAAGGTGCTTGTTTTCCTTACAAAAAGTGACTAATTTTGTTAACCACTCTAATCCTTTAGATAAAGCGGGGATCACCATTTCTAAAAAACTATTCTTCAACAACCCTGATGATTGTTGAAATTTTGCCATAGCACTATTAAATTTAATTGAGTTTTCAATACTCTCCTTGCTAATGCCTGAATACTCTTTTTGAATACCCATTGTGCGCTCTAATTCTTTGCGCCCTTTCATCATTAATTCAATGGTTTTTTCGTCCGATACCCCCATACCCTCCAGTGTTTTCTTTGCTTTATCAAAGCTCATGCCTTGAACTTTATTCGCGGTTTGAAGTACTTTTTCCATTGAATCTTTCGTATTACCGAACGATTTCGCCATCGCGGATAAATCGGCTTGTGCAGACTCTCTAGAACCGCCTAACTCAGCGATCGCACCAGAAAACGCATCAACGTCTGCAGTCGCAACGCCGATTTGTTTACCCAGCTTGTCCAGCGTTTCAATTTCTTGAGAACGAGAAACAGATTCGGCAAAAATAGTGCCAATACTCATCACAATACCGACAGCGCCAAGTGCTTTTGTCGCAAATCCTGCAACAGAACTTCCGGCTTCTTGATATTTAGAGCCGGTTTCTGAAAGTTCTTTTTGTAGATGCTCTTGGGCTTTAGCTTCATCAATCGCTGTCTTTATACCTTTTGTCCGCATCGTTTCAATAAATTGCGTATAATCGGCATTTAATGCGGTAACAATGGCATCAATGACCTCTTTACCTTCACGGTTCTTTTTCTCTGCATCAGTGAGCGACACCAATTCATTATTGAGAAGGGATAACTCATCTTGCATCTGTTGATATTGGGCATTGAGCATTTCAGATGAAACACTGCTTTCATTTACGCCTTGTGACAGTTCGTTACGTTGGATATCAAGCAAGTTCATTGATGATTTTAGTTCATCAATTTTAGCAGTGACTGAGGCTATTTTTTCTTGTGTACCATCTGCCTCAACCTCGATATTTATCGGCTCCCCTGCGGACAACTGTTCAATACTGGCAATCACGCTTTGAATAAAGTCATTCACCGATTGCGAATTGTCCGTCGCACTTTCTTTAATGCGATCTATCTCCGCAATCAGGTTATCGGCAACTCCAGATGTGTCACTATTAACATGAATATCGACTGAGTTTGATGATAATTCTGTCAATTGTGCGGATAGATTTTGAATAAATTGCGTAAACCCATCAGCTCCCATCGTTGCCGATTGTTGCGCCTTTTTCATCTCAGCGATAATGTCATCGGTCGATTTACTCACCCGATTAAACGCATCATCGGCTTGGTGGGTATCAAATTCGAATACTTGAACAAAGGTATCTAGCAAAGCCATAAGCTATCCTTTCGATGAAGCCAGCGCTTCGTTATAACGATTGGTAATGGCGATCTCCCACAAATCAAACGCCTCTTCTAAATCTATTGACGTTTTGAGTTCGGTGAGCGTGGCGAAACCGGCTGAGATGATGACGGCAAAGAAGCCATCAGCGTTTTTATAATCGACGGGAGTGAACCGGTGATTTTGTTGAGCAGGAATTGGAGGAAACCTTGGCTCCCGTCTTTGCCGAAAAAACTGGTGTTATACTTCAACATTTCCAGTTCTAGACGAATAAGGGCTTCACCATCGGGCACATGGTTATCAATTAATGTGCTGGTCTTCAGATAAATCTCTTGTCCCTCTTTTTCCACTGCAACATACGCCATCATCTTTAACATGGCTTCTTTGCTGACTTCATAGTCGCCAATTTTAGGTGCATTGGATAGTGGGTACTTCGCCAGAATTTCACGTCCAATCGTTGCCGGTAATCGGCTAATAATAAAAGTGTGCTCTTCACGATCAGCATCGGTGATCGTAATTTCTTTCGGTTTAATTAACATGATTAATATCCATAAAAAAAGGCGGAATAACCGCCTAGAATCAACGTGCGCGAGTGCGATCGAAGTCTTGAAATACGAAGGTATACGCTTTGGATTTATGTCGTCCTGCACTGGCAACGGAGCTACCACGACTACCATTAGTGATTTTGCCGTTTCGTGCCGTGGTTGTTGAACCATCACCATACGAAGCGACCATGGTGATAATATCCCCTGCATGCCGTTGTCCACGTCGTGCGGTGTTCGATTCCAGTAAGATAGCGAGGTTTTCATCTTCTTCACTACCGGCTAACACGTTAATGGTGACCGTTTGAGGTGTTGGCGTTGACCATGTCACCAAATTACCGTTGATATCCATTCCTGTTTGCGCAATGTCCACGGCAGGCAAATCTAACGGATCGGCATCATCTGCGAAGGCGGTAATTTGAATACCGGCGGGAAAGGTTTTATGAGCTTGAATAACAATACTCAAGCCGGTTGCTGATACATCATGCATATTGTGTTCCTTACACTAAGTTGTGAGAGCCTTCGACTTTACGAACCCAGTCGCCTTTACCGTAAATCAATACGTATTTCATCACGTACTCAGGCAAATCAGAGGGTCCTGTATTTTCAACAATTTGAGCGTTGTACCAATAACCTTTGTTTTGTACATCGTGCCACGCTAAATCATCACCAGAAGCGTCTGTCACTGCAATTTTTTGCACATCGGTTAAGGTTTTTCCCGCTAGGATCGTGCCGTTATTAATCGCCTTGGTCACCGCCCCCGCAATCACCATCATCGCCCGTGCTTCACCGTCTTTATTGGCGGGTACTCCGCGTGTGGCCATAAGTAAACTAAACCACTGTTGCGCAATATAGGCTTTTAGCCATTGCTCGTTGGCATGGACACTCATATCTAATGGGTTAGCAACCCCACCACATAAGAAGCCACGTTGATAGAAACTGATATGTGAACCCGATACCGCCGTTTCTCCGTAATAGTTCACCCGTAGTTTATCTAAGCGATCCGCATCGATATCGGTCGTGATTTGCGATGGGAACGTGACACCAAATTGACGATACATATAGTTTGTTGTCGCATTGGTTCGGTCATAATCCGTGGCGGACATAATGGCCATAGGTAACGCTTGAACAAAGAAGTTATCTGCTGTTTTTAGGTTTAAGCCCGTTGAAGCCGTACCCACCAACGCCCCGCTAAAATCTTCTGCATTTTGATTGGTCACAGACAAGTGCAATTGATACTTCACGTTTTCACCTGCCACGTACTGCGCCAACTCTACGGCATGCTCTAATGAGAGTTCCGTTAAAAACGTTGCGCTACCAAAAGAGTCAGAAACAGCCTCAGAAGCAATAAAGGCTTGTAACGGAGTTTGCGCTGGATTACCGGCTGATGATGTGCCGTGGCTAATATTCATTGCATCAGCAAGTACCGATTGACGTACACTAATATCTGCACGCTCTTGTACACCACCGCTAATGACAAAGGCACTATCCAGTGAATTAAATGTGACATAAGCGCTAGCAAATTGAGGCTCGCTTTCTGCATTTAATTTCGCTTGCACAGCTGTTGCAACATCCGCGTATGACGTACTTTCAGAGAGATCAATTCCAGTGATTGTTTTGGTCACCTTGCCGATAGTGATATTAAGTTCACCCTCATTAATCAATTTTAAATCAGCTAAATCGCCTGTTTTATCTCCAAACAAGGTAGGCGCTCGACCAACAGGCTCATAAGAGGCAATTTGCAGTTCTTTGGGCTTGCTTGCCGGTGCTGGACTGACATAGCTGAAATACTGTCGTGCAAAATGTGCCTCGGGGGCGTCAGTACCCAATAAGTCATCGACTTGGCCACTGGCAAATTCAAGCACTTTACCTGCTGGGATTTTAGGGTTAGTTGAAAAAATACGAGCCGTGAGCTTACGCATCGGTACAGCAGACGCGCCAATCACCGCACTCGCGATATCGACATAGCGAGTTTGTTTGATAGACATAACGTTCCTTAAATACGATAGATATCGGGATACAACGCACTCACGGCGTCTGTATCAGGATGAAGTGTGCGATTAAATGTCACATTGAAATCAAATGAGGGGTTTTGTTCGTAGTTGCCCTGGTCATTCAGAAAATAAGGTGTTCGAATACCGCTTGCCCGCTGAACGCCAATGCCTTGTTTGCGGAGAGCTTCAACAAAGGGCAATGAATTGGCGATCATTCTGACAATAGCGGTAATATCACTCGCTGAATAACGGCCTAACTGGGTAACGAAAGCCTGAACTTGGTACGTTTTTTCGGATAACTGGTTTTCTTGGTGATTAGCTTTATTGCCTTGAACGTTATATTTACGCCCTTGCCAGCCGTGGCCGTTTTCATTGATGGGAAAAAACATCACCATATTATCTTCACGGCCTTGCTTGGTAGATTGAAAACCGGCTTTAACGGGGATCTCAATACCGACTTCATTTAACTGCAACAAGAGTTGTTTGCGAATTGCGACATCAACATCATAATCCGTCATAAATACCCGCCTCGATACAGATCACCGATTTCCAGCCATCTTGTTCGTACCAGTCTGCATCGCCCACCACATCATATTTTCGACCATTGAATACAAGAAAATCAGGAGATGTACCTCGTTGCACAGCTTTAATATCATGAGAGGTATATAGGCGTCGGTACACTTGGCTCGTATCTAATCCCATTGATTGAACATCTTGGGTATCGACCGCTTGCCAACTGCCACGAACTTCTACGGGATCATAATAATAATTTTGGTCATTCCCTCGCTCATCGGGTGCCCGTTCTTTAAATCGAAACCAAAGCACCTTTTGCTGTGGAATATAACGTGAAGCAATACGATTTAAGTTACCAAACATTATTTATCCTCCACTGCGAAACTAACCGCTTGAAGCATTTGGCCAGTATCGACTAACGGCTTATCGGTGGCCTTACCTTTACTATGGCGACGTGCTCTTGCTTTAACGGTTGACTCCTCCAGTGCCGGTGTTGTGACTGCTTTTATTGCCATTTTCACATCGCCCGCCACCGTCGCACCAATTTGTGCCAGCCCATTATCCAGCGTGATATTGCCCTTAACAGACGCTTTCACTGCTCGAAAAATTAACTGACTATAATCCTGCTTTTTGTCATTCATGGTCGGACGTAAAAATGGGCGAGGAGGAATGCCACCGGCGGGATAGCCCAACTCTTGAATAGAGGCAACATAAGCAATCGGTGTTCCATTGGGATATTTTGCGTACTCAAAGAAGCCAACACTTAATCGCTTTTTAGCCAATTCATCATAAACCGCTTTTAATTGCGCTAATTTAGTCATTAACGTAATCGTCCTCCTCGTGTAAACCGCCCTCCTACACCACGAAAGGCAGAACGCTCACCGCCACCACCGAAGTATTGAGGTACACTACAACGCTTAATTAGCGCTAGAAACTGCTGGCCAAAGGTGGTCATTTTAAACCAATGCGACCAATCCGAACCGGCAGGGGGTGCCGTAAATGACACGCTTACCTTATCGATAGTCACACTCGTCACCACACCCGTGGGCGACTCATCATCAGCAATCATTTTTCTGAGTGTTAGCATGTGTGCAACAACGAGCATCCACAGCTCGTTAGTGCAAACACCCTTACAGGCAGAGAAATAGTTCAACGCAGATTGAGCAATGATATCTATTTCATCATCACCCACACCGTTAAACTGCGGATAGAGCACACGGAATGACGTTAAAGGAAATGTGCTCGTCTCCATGATCACTTACCTTTTTTGTTGGTTTTAGGAACGTCTAACTTTTCAGCCTCTAATGATTCAGGGGTATCAGGGGCTGATTGGTCGCTCGCTTCCATATCAGTGGCGACTTTTTCGGGATCTTCTTTGCGTTCTTCAACGGTAATATACCCATTGTCACAATGAAGATTGAAAACGTGATTTTCTTTGAGCTGTTTGTATTGCTCGTCAGAAATTTCCGTCACACGGCCACGTGGTGTGTACATGTGTTTGGTCATCACGTTCGCTTGACCGGCAATAAACACTTTCCCGTCTTTCACGGTATAGTTCTGGTCATTTGATAAGGTGCAATATGCGTAAAGAGGCATGGAGTGCTCTCCTATTGTTTAGATATAAAAAAGCCCTCAAATGAGGGCGCAAAAAGAGAAGTGGTAAGATTAAATACCGCTTAAGCGTGTCACCGCCCACGGACGGGTCACAAATACACCTGCAGTCGCATTGGTTGCATCTTCCATATACCCTTTAATTTGGTTGAGTGAACCTAATAACTGGTATTTCACAGGCACGACTTGAAGGATCACCGCACTGGTTGCCGTTGAACCATCATCAATGCTATCTGCGAACATATAGGCTACATCAGCCCCACCGTTTGCGCCGACAAATTCAGGAGAGAAAACCAGACGCATATTAGGATAGTTTTCATTTATCCATTGTTTGACTGTTTCACCGCGTGCGACAGGATTAGCCACATTCAGAGCAGAACGAAAGCCCAACGGTAATGTTAAGGTGATTGGCGTATCATCTTTGATAATACCGCCAGAGCTCGTTTCAATACGCGAGAACATATCAGTAATATCAGCAGTGATATCCGCAAATGTTCCGCCTTTCCATTTGCCTTTTGCGGTTTCATAGGCGGGTAAGTTAGGCTCATTCATCAAACCAAAGACGCGTGTTTCAGGGCTATTAAACCCGTAGTAACCCACTCGCTCACGGCCTTGTTCTAATGATTCAGTCACTGAATTGCGCTTTTCTTCCATCGCAACAAAGCCTGCAGACGATTGGCGCGCTTCTTCTAATTTCCCCACTTGGAAACCTAATTCGAAACGAACAAGACCACGGCGCTCTTGGTCTTGCGCATAAGACGCTAATGGCACATTGGTATGATCACCATAAAGTTCGGCTTTACCGGTTGGTGTCGCCACATTCAGAATGATCTCTTCATCATGCCATTCGCCCGCATTGACGATACCCGTGATTTCATCTAACACACGCACACGCGTTGCGGTACGAATGACACCTGGTAAAACGTGTTGCAACATTTCGCGTTGAATTAAGCCCCCCTGCATTGCACCACCGCTAATTGCGGAGTCCATCGCAGAAAAACCACCAAAGCCGATTTGCGCTAATTCCCCGTATGTCCATTTCTGATCAGGGTTAATATTCAGTTGGCCATGTTTTTTGACATCACGACCAGACATGTGAAACTTAATTTTACTGACTGGCATTATTCACCTTCCTTTGGAGATGCTGGATATGGGATTTCTGTTAAACGAATAATGCCCAAGTGAGCACTTTCTGTTGACTCAAGGTGTCGGCTGATAAAACCAATGACACGATCACCAGCACTAATAGTGGCTTTAGAAGATAGCGAACCGTCAGCTTCATCGAACACAACTGGCGCGTTGATTTTTCCAGCTACTTCTTTTAGCTCAACAAAAACTTCACCCATTGTCAGGAATTCACCTTGCGTACCGTTACGAGCGAATTCTTCTTCGATACGATAGGCTTTAGGGTTAATCATGATCCCCGCAAATGCCCCTTTACCCCCAACTTGAACAGATTCCACAGAATCATCTTTGTAGGTATAGGCGCGACCGAAAATATTCAGCTTTTCATCCGCTGAACTAAGAATGGCTGAAACAGCGCGAATAGGGCCTGCATGACTAATTTCACCAACAACACCAGAAATTAAGCCGTTTGCTACTGATTTAGGAATTGCCATTATTTAGCTCCCCATTTATCCATAATTGATTTATTGCTCACAGTAGAGTCCATTGTTGAACTTGTTTTTTGAGAGTCAGGCACACGCCCTTGCATCCAAGCATCAAGAGCAATGGCTTCTGTACCTTTACTGCATTGAATACCCAGTTTTTCAACACCGTACTCGGCAACTTGTTGTTGAGTCATGGCGGAGTGGTCAAACACACCAAGAAACGGCGTTAATTTATGCGCTAACGCATCACGCGCACCGATTTGTTTGAGTAATTCACCCGTATCCATTGCCGGTTTTGCTTTCTCTAATCGCTTAATTTTACGTTTCAGAGATGCCATTTCATCCATTGCAGTCATGCTACGATTTAGGCGCTTTAAACGACGATTAAGACCATCGGTAGTTGCTTGGTCAAGATGCTCTTTGGCTTCTTCAATCGCTTCGACAGCCTCTTCAATGGCGACTTCGGCTTTCTCTACGGCTTCAGGTTCGCCAGATTCTGCTTCTTCTGTGGCAATTTCGGCTTTTTCTACGGCTTCTTCCGCTTTCTGCTCTTCGTCAGGGTCTGAATCAGTTGAAGACTTATCTTTATCGTCTGGCTCATCGTCTGTCGCAGGTTGAGCACTGGTGATTGCTTCTTTGATAATCGCTTTTAACGCTTCCAATTGCTCGGGCGTAAAGGCACCTTCATCAGTGGTTGGTTTGTCTTTGTTTTCATCTTCAGGATTCATGCGAATAAGTTCCTTTGTGTCTATGGTAATAACGGAGTGGTCTTGCACAGCAACATCAGCGCCAGTGCGCCCTTCATCGACTAACGCGAGATGGTTGGCTCTAATGTGCCGTTGTATGGCGTCATAACGTTCACCGTTAAATTCGCCTGGTGTGAAATCGTAAATACAGCGATAACCCGGAGATAATTCAATTTTTCCTCCTTCAATTTGGTTAAGCGCTGAATTAGACAGGATTTTGATATTGCCTTTGAGGTATGGATATTCAAAATAGACCCGTTCCCCGATGACCCCTTGTATCCCCTTTGTCTCTGCGGGTGTGCCGTCTTTCCCTAACATTTCATGCTCATCAACAAAGGGCATTAATTTGAAAGAGTTAATTGTCTCTGTGCTGGCCAGTTCTTCTGGTGGGCGATACACCTTGTAAATCTTTTCGGGTATTGGTGCGCCAATCTCAAACCCTAAATAATCAAAAACCCCAACTTTAGAGATGGGGTTATCTTTGACTTCCAGCCAGCCGTTTAAATCATATTGTCGCTTTGTCATGTCTCCTCACCGAAATCTATTACGGGTGTCCAGAAGCACTTACAGTTTGGTAATTGTCCGGGCAAGCCACGCTCACCTGTCCGTTCATCAATCACAGGCGGGTTGTCTAAATCAAACACTTCACCATCCAGACGCAGATGTAATTCACGCGGTTCGGCACTACCTGCCGAGTGATGCCAAACTGCCTTACGAATACCGGCAGATTTCATGCGCTCATAATTCACTGCAGTCGTGATTTTTCGTGTTTGATCAACAGCGATAAAATTCGCTCTTTTTTCAGTCACACTGCCTGTATGCCTAATTTCCTCTAATAACGTCTTTGCACCTTCACCACCTTGGCTGATAGAGCGTAAGGCAACACTTTCAATACGTTGATGAAATTGCAGTGGAATGGATTTAATGAGTGCTACGTTTTCAGCCGTAGAAGCAATGATTTTATCTTTCAAGGCTTCGGGCATATCAGGGGTTTTGATGGTGATCCCTCCTGACAACTGTTTGAGAGAATCATCTAAATTACGCTTTGCACCTATATCGACTTGGGAAACAAATTTATCCGCAATCTCTGTGGATTTTTGTTTAAAAATCTTATCCCATTTGCGTTTTAGTCGGTTAAGCCAGATGCGTGTTTGACTGGCAAAGCTGGCATCCATCGTAAAACCCTCAAAGTCGTCATTTAATTCACTAAACACTTTTTCATAGTCTTTAATCATTGAATTAATGAGGCGTGACATGTCACCTTGATAACGGCTAGAGGGCGCTACCGAATACTGCAGGGGCTTTCCTTTCATTACTGCTTGGCGAGATGTTGCCCATTGCGCTCGCTTCGTTCGTACTCGTATTCGCCTCGACATAATCTGCCTCGTTCACTTCAATGCCGTAATAACTAGACGCTTTATCACTGGCCAGTTTCTTGCGGATATCTAACCCATCAATCGCCCCCGTTGTTGCATAAGCTGAATCGGCTTGTGCTTGTTTAAGCTCAATATCCGCACTCTCAACAGCAGTCGGGCTATCAAGCGGTGCCCATGTGATAGAGATTTCAGTCACAGGCAAACCTTCACTACGCATTAACATGTCGTAATGGCGCTGTAATAGCTCTTCAAGGTCGTTTGATTGAATACTTTCAAGCTCTTCGCGGTAATTAGCTTCTTCGTATTCCCCCGTTGAGTTAAAGCCTTTCGGTGTTGTGCCTAATAGCTTTGTCGCGGGTACATTGGAAGCTGATGCCACCAGCTGATATTGCGTCATAATGGTGGCGTCTAAATCCGCTAATGAGGTGTCGAACTGTTGAACAGTGTCACCACTGCCCGTCATTTGCACACCGTAGTTATCGCGCATCTCCATAAAATAGAGCATGTTTTCATTGATAATGCTCTTATCTGCCGACTCAAGGTCTGCGATCCCCATTGTGAGTAAACGCTTAGTCATTGCCAATTGTGGCGCTTCATTGGCAGTGCGTTCTGAAGCATAGACACGCTCATAAATGCGTTCTGGCACTGATACACCAAAGTAGTTGTACATTGGTTTAAGCACATTAGGCACAGGAAAAGGTACAAACTTAATAAAGTGGGACTTGTGATACTTACGCCCACCGATCACATAATATGTTGGCTCATAGAAGTCCATACTCGCGGGGTCTTGAACATTGGCATCCGTTAAATCGGCTGTTACCCATTGTGGATCAATCTGTTTGATCCCTTTGTACATGCCTTTTGTCACGCCATCGATATTAAACGGGTTTTCGTACCACTCTTTCGGGTTAGATGTCTCAACAACAAATAATGCTAAACGACCACCGTATACACGTCCAAAATGAACCAGTTCTTTAAGTTGATGTGTAATGCGGTATTTTTTATCACGTTTACGGAGCTTTTTACTGATAGCGCGATCATCGTCGTTATCACAATCAATATCATACCCCTGACGTATCGCATCACGCGCGGGCATATTACAGGCTTTATCCACCAGCCAATGTTTAGCGATAACCGCACACATATTGTTACCGATAAACATTTGTGAGGCATACCAAGAAGCCTGTGACTCTGGCACACCGTAAACCTGCTCACCTTTAAATGAGGGCACGTAGTTATCAATGCTATCCATCGCAACACCTGCAATTGTGGGTTGGGGTAAATTAATCCCATCAAAGCCTCGTTCTCGCGCCAGCGCAGGATATAAGTCAGTTGTGAATGCTGACCGTTTAACCGGTGCGAGTGGTTCTGTTTTTCGCCTCTTAAACGGCCACCACATAGAATTACCTCTTAGTTGTGAAGAAACTACCACTTCTTTTCTCAGGAGATTTAAGAATGACTAAGCCATCAGCACAGTTTGGAGACTTAGCACCGTTAGGTTTTTTATCAACGACGATTTTACCTGCTGAGTTTTTTGTGTACGTTGGCTGGCAGAGTTCGGAAGTTAATCTCGATAAAGATGACATCTTTGAAGATAACGAAATAATCTCATCAGGATCATATTTCATACCATTAACAGCTCTATGAGTATTTAAAAACAATGTCCGCAAATGCCACCAAGATTGAGATTTAAAGTTTTGGAAAAAGTCCTTATTCGTAATATTTCTACCGCTGGCATCTTTCATTAAAACCTTATCCGGATTTAGTACACCAGAGCTTCCTTTGTAAGCAGAAAAGGTAACAGGATTTAAACCAGCTAACTTCCGTTCTTCATTGATTTGTCTTGAATCACCACGACAACCGGCACCAATACCATCAGCATCATATAGAACCTCACTACAACCATAATCACTGGCTAAATTGATTGCCTTAACCACGGTTTGGTAGATATCAGCACCTTTCCCACTCCACTCTTCACAAGCATCTACCAATATTCCTTTACCTGATATAAAGGCATTTTTATCTATACCTTCGTCAGCTACGTCAAGAGCACCAAGGCGCTTACCTGTTGGTTCAATTCCCAACTTGATATGTGCGTCTATTGCAGACTGTATCCATGCAGAAGGAATAATCACCCCTTCAACGGATGCGTTGTAATCTATATCTATTTCTTGAGCGACTGTAACGGGATCTAAAACTTCAACCTGCTTGTCGTACCATGCTTGGTCTTTCCTTGGGTCTTCTCTCCAGTGGAATGTAAATACTGGTATTTTTCCGCTATGCCTACGGATAGCGAAGCTATTAGCATTTCCATTTGGCGTTGAAATATCTTGTCTGCAGTTAGTTGTGGCTGATAAAGAAGCGTCAATAAGAGATGGCCGTTCAAGGAAAGCGGACTCATCAACAATATAAAAACTTACGCGATCCCCTCGCCCAATACCATCACCACACTCACCCGATATGATTGAGTCAGTATGAGGAAATTTTATTCTCATGTGTGGTGCGTCTTTGTTTCTATTCCAACCAAAACGAAATTCAGCCGGCAGATAAGACATAAAGATACGGGCTTTCTCTAACAGTGATTTAGGTACCCCGATTTTATCGACATACTCTTCTTTACGACTACCTATGCCGACACTAATACCACGATTGAAATTACATACAGTGCAAGATAAGCCGACCGTTAGCCAACTCATACCCATATCACGCGTCTTTTCTGTAATACCAGGCTCTTGCCCTTTCCATCGTTCGATAAACCATTCAATCCATTCCTCTTGTCGAGGGAATAATAAAAATGGGATATATGACGGTAATCCTCTCTCAGGGTTTCGTGGGTCATACGTCATACCCCAATCAATAATAAATTGAGCTGGATTATCTTTGTAATAAGCGTTGAGTGCTGGTATAGCTTCTGGATTTTGGCGAATTCGTGTTAATCGTTCCATTCGCCATTCAAATACCTGCGGGTAGTCAGGATTTTTAAAATCAAACGGGAATGGGATTGGCATAGTAAATTTCTTTAATGCAATATCCATTTAACATAATAGTGCTTACACGCCCTACCGAAAATCAACTGAGTGTATTTTCTATGTGTAAGCGCTATTTATCTAAGTTATCTATTGAAATGGGTACAATTTAGAATGAATAAAACGTGCATAAAATAGGTGTGATTTTGCATAGCCTAATTTTTCAATGAAACCGCTATTTTTATCAATTTACCCCATGATTTGCTTATATGCGTCAGATGCTTCTTGAGGTGACAAGTTAGCTATCTCTGTTTTGATAGGTCCACCATCGGCACCCGTTAATTCCGTCTTGTTCTTCAGCATACCTAAATGCTGTGCAACCATCTTAAGCGCTTCATCTTGATTACGCGTGATAACCTCAACACCAAACTTACCTTCTTTCACGCCAGCAAATACTCGACGCGCTGGCCCTGTTAAATCACGCGTATCATGGAAATGCGCCCGACCAATACCAGCACCATTACAACGGGGGCAATCAGGATTTGGATCTAATGTTTCATCGTAACCGTAGCCACCCACATCTTGTGGTGGAGGTTTATTGGCTGTAAGCGCTTTCTTGGTAGCATCTTCAAACTCTATTGAATCACGCCACTGGTAATTGAAACCAAAGCCCCAGCAATGACGACAACATAATCGTCGGTATTCGGTCAACTCGTTAACGTCTGCAGTTGCGATATCCCACCATATTTTTAATACAGCATCTTGGGTTATCTCTGTTCTGCGTTCCCGTTCTACTAATGCGTCGGTGATTGCCCGATTAACCTTAACATTTCTATACATCCGACTTGCGCTTGCGTATGCCGTATTTCCTTCACATTTACCACCAGCACGCTTATATGCAGCAGTCCTATTTAGGTCAATAAGGTATTCATTAACGAATTTAGCCTGTAACTCAGTAAGCCCGTAATTACGCAGACTAAAAGTGTTTTGATCATCATGCGCATTACTGGATTCATTACTCTGCGCAGTGGGTATATCACTATTGCGCATAGGCTCTTTTGCGTATTCTTTTTTTTGCGCAGTGCGCAATTTCTTGTGCGCAGTTTTTTGCGCATTCTGCGCACTAGATATTTTGATATATCGTCGGGCTGTTGAGTAGTTCAGTTCCTTTAGTTCGCACCACTCTTTAGGGGATATTCCTGTTATAGCATGTTCGGCGATGAACTGTTGTTGTAGCATCCCCCAATCCGGTTTTGCCATGATTTTTCCTAGTCATCTGTTAAAATTAGTTATTAATCTTTATTAACAATGGAATCTATATATGCCAGCTCTCCCAATAATATCTTTATTTACTACACAAAAACCTATCATTGGAACAATGAACACAAAAATAAGAAGTGAATTTGAAGCTGCAAATTATGTTGCTGAACATCAAGCAATGAGCAATATAAATTCAGATATTGATAAAACACTAAGATTTTCTCCACAGTATCCTTTATGGCGTAAGTCTATGGAGAATTATGATCCAGCAATTAATACATCAGAGTTAAAAAAATACAAACAATCCCCTAAACAAACTGATACGAAACTAATTGATAATGAAATAAAATTTTTCAACTCAACACTCTCAGCCGGTCAAAAATTGTTCCGTTTTGATTATTGCTCACCTAATTGCAATGAAATAATCCAATTAAAGCCTCTCTCAACAACTTTTGATCCTCAAGTTGCATTTATGCAAGCTATTCATAATAAACAAGGTGGAAATTTCCCTACAATTCAGCTTTGGATCCTTACAGTTACATCTCCTAGCACTAATGTTTACTTCTATGATATCGATGATACCGAAAATTTAGGTGATGAATTAGAGGTGTTGTTTGCACCTAAAGCAACCTTGATAAAAACTAATTATCATACAACTAGTTTCACTTGTAAGACTCTTTCTAAAAAGATAGAAATACTTGAATTTAATATTTCCTAATCAGCTACAATGATTATTAATATAATCCTGCAACCCTTTAATCATCTGCTCTGACTCTGCAATTCGCTCTCTGAGTAACCAATAATTTCTGATAGCGGAGTCAGTAGGTCGGGCGGTGGTTGCATCATCCACGCCGGAGGTGGTAACGCCTTCGGATTTTGAACAGTTGGCTTTGATGTACACCCGCTCAGGATGACGCTCGCTAAGATCACGTAACCGGCTAATTTCTGTTTTAGCATTATTGAGTTCCTGCGTATGTTTTACATCGAGGTCATGAAGGGATTTTATGCGTGCTTGGTAATCTTGATTGATATTGACTTGCTCATTGAACGAACTAGTAAGTAATTTGTGATTCGCTTTTAACGTTCCATAGTCATCTATTACCCACCAGAGCCAGAACACCAACACCACACAACTACCAGCGAGTAATTTGGTGATATTCATAGACGTTATGCTGGATATGATTTCCACGTTAATTGAAAATGAGGGCCATCTTTGAATGAATCCCAATTACCGCCCCACTCAACATCAATGCCAAACTCTTTACCTGCTTGGATCATCGCTTCAGCCACTTTTTTAAAGTATGGCCATTCTTGCCAAGGTATTGAGCCATTCACAATAGGAGCACAATCCACGGCATGCCCAGTAAGATGCCGACTATTCATCGTTCGACTTTTACCATTAATGACCAACTGACGTTGACGAGCTTCATTACGCTTTCCTTCAATAACCATAAAATCGACATCGGTCAATTCTAGTGCTCGTCGAGTTACTTTGACTAAATCAGGATGAACACCCTGCATATTCTTTTCACTACGTGTGCTAAATATAAATTTACTCACCGCTAACCTTCCTTAAAAACCGTTTTTCTAATGTTTTAATTAACTCAGCTCCAGACCAACCGGCTAAACCAGCAATACCACCAGCGAGTTCTGGAACCCACTCATAATAGCTAGACGCTAAGTACACCATTGCGCCAGCAAAAATAGAGACGATAACTTGAAGGAAAAATACTCCCCAACTTATATGCTCCCCATTCAACGCTTTATATGCACAACTAGCTGCAGTGCCTAACAAAGTCATGACGCTGATAAGTATGCCCACAAGCCAGTTATAGTTATTGGGGTCTTTATATGGCATTTTCTTCATACCTCCCCCTTAGCTTGGGGCTTATTAGTTAATAAAAGTTGGACTTAGTCATAATTACTTTCGTAATCTAAACTGTTCTATTTCCAGTGTGGTTTGTTCAAATCGCTCTTTCTCAAGTTCAACCCCAAGAACTCGACGATTTAACTTTAATGCGGACTTTAGTGTTGCACCCGACCCCATAAAAAAATCAGCAACCAGATCACCTTCGCGACTGCTTGAGCGAATAATGTGTTCCATCATTTCAGCTGGTTTTTCACAAGGGTGTTTACCTGCGTAATATTGCACAGGTGGATACGTCCACACATCGGTGTAAGGAACATCAACGGTGACAGAAAAAGGACGACGTAATAATTGATATTGTTCAGCAAGCTCCTGGTACTCTCGACTAAGAGAAGCCTGTACCTCTATCAAATCAGTATGATCACGATTTAAAGGATTACTACTAAACTTTTCACTTGCTACACGCTGAAACAGCTCTTGCAGTTTTTTGTAATCAGTTTCACTAGGTAGTTGCCATTGGCTATAACTGAACCAGTGGGATGCCATTTGCTTACCGGTTGCTTGCTTGATTTCTTTTGCTGTTATTCCTAACGATTCGCGTGCAGATTTAAAATACTCAATTAAAGGCTTAAATACGTTTTCTTTAAGCGCTTTGCATTGCTGAAGATAGACACTGCTTTTACCCTTATATGGGCTTTGATAATGTTCAGCAAATAAAATTCTTTCAGTGCTTGGAAAGAAACTGCGTAAATCGGCTTTACATGCCCTGCGCCAAGGCCCTGATGGTTTAGCCCATACAATGTGACTTAAAATATTAAATCTTTCACGGACGAGTAATTCAGTATCTGACGCTAGTTTCGAACCGCAAAATATATAAAGACTACCGTTAGGCTTTAATACTCGCCAAAATTCCGCAAGCATTTCATCAAGCCAAGATAAATATGATGTTACGTTTTCCCACTGATTATCCCAACTACAAGACTTCACCTGAAAGTAAGGCGGGTCAGTTGCGATTAAATCAATACAATTATCGGGAAGTGTTTTTATATAGCTGAGTGAGTCATCATTGACTAAATTCACACTGTTTAAATTCACAGTATTTTTCATAGATCAGGAGAACCTTTTTTGATAAGCTCACTATGCTTTGTGCACATAAGCAGTGGGCTTTAGTTTGTCCGTGATCTACCAGAACGGGTGAATGACTGTAAAGGTGCTACCAACACTTTTACAGTCGCCCATTTTCACAGTATTAGATATTTTGAAATGTATTTCCTTTGATGTTTTCTTTGATTAGTCCCGCCATCGCCAACTGCGTTAATATCAATTGACAACGTTCCTCAGTTAAATAGGTGCATTCTGCAACTTCATTTACCGTAACCTCTATCGTGTGCGGAACAACTTCAAAAACAAGTCTTGCCTCTTCTGTCATATCACTATGTTTTAACATGATATTTTAATACCTTTGGTCAGTTATTGGTCGTGAACACACATGTAACTCTGAACAAAGGAAACAGCAACTCTTATCTGTTTTAGACACAAAAAAACCCAGCCTAAGCGCTGGGTTAGTTGGTCACTGTATAAAAACGGCAACTTATACTTAAATAGTGGATCATTGGCTCAAAGAAGTCAACACGTTCTTGCTATTATTTTTACTTTTCCACTCTTTTTCTCGTTTTTTAAATGCATCTTTTAAATGTGGGTAAATTAAATATTCGGCTGAACTAATTATGTCCTCAATTTCTCTTCTGCATGTAGACATAGAAGGTTTTCTATATTCTACCGTTCTATTGCGTCTAATCATTTGTCGCGGTTTCACGATATGGTGATAATAACGAGCAATAGCGCGATCTGAGCTACCAAAGGCATAACGCAGTAATAAGAGCGTAAACGCTATTCTGTCTATGTGATAAATTTTATCGACCACTTTAGCGATCAACATCCCGTCATCGTCATTACACATTTCTCGCTCAGGATAATCACGCCTTTCTACTGTCGCCATAAATTCAGCAATAATACTGCTTTGCCTTTTTTCTATCCTCCCTGAATATACCCATGCTCCAAATTTTGATAACCAAGGCTGGATCCATGCAACCTGATCATCATCAAGTTTTAACCCATCTGATATACTCTTTATACTCGACATGCTCGTAACTCCATTACTTCTTGCTTAGTCTGTTCTAATAACTCAATCTCGGTACCATGAATTTCTTGCCACGATTTAGGCGAAGCGTGAAAGCCGGTTTCGTAACACGCTCTATGATGTGGAGGACACAGTGGTAAAACATCTGTATGACTGGCTCGCTGTGCCATTCCCTGCCCTGTTCTAACATGATGTATTTCCGCTAAACTGGCTCCAAATCCCATATTGCGACAACAAATACAACCCAGTTCTGCTACATCTGATAGCCACTGTCTTTCTTCTTTGGTCTTTGATTTGATCATTGGTCTTGCCTCTACGTGAAACTTAATAATTGAGATACTGCATTTTCTACAGCTTTTTGAGTGGGAAACTGTTTACGAAGGATAAAATTCCAAAGCACATCGAGTGTGGCTTTATAGAGTTCACTAAATGCTAAGTCGTCCATATTTGCAAAACTGATTGATTTAGCGACACGACGTAAACTGCCGTCAGGCATTTCAAACGTATCGTAATAACCGGCTTGCTCTACAACCCAATAGCGAAAAGCATCAAATGATTTTGTTGCTGAGATATTTTGTGCACGATTTTGTGCAACTTCTTCTAGATAGATATCGGATGCTGATAACAGCGCGTCAGCATTATCCGTGTAATATGAAAGGAATTTGATGTAACCACGCACAAGCTCTTTTTCTTCAGGTGAAATGGTACCGCCAACTGGTTCCCAATATTCATAGCCTAAGTTGAGTAATGCGAAGTATTTACGATGAAATCTAGGGTTACGAGCTTTCTTAAAATTAGCTGAAAGCACATCACCACACTTGATTTTTGAATGCAGAAAATCTCTCGTAACAGGGTTAGCCGGTACAAGAGTATCGTTAGACATTTTGATAAAGCTATGCTGTGCCATACTTGACTCTCAGTTGACACAGCAAATGTTTAGGATTGGGTGTTCAGACCAATGTAATTATTTTATCAGAAAAATTACTTTTCGCCAAAAAGACTAACTACATTTTGAGCCTCATGTGCCTTCTGTTTTTGCTCTAAGCTATTTTTTAACTGCACTTTAGATTTAAAATCAAGTACAGATGATTCAGACAAGAAACCTTTAGGCACAGAACATAAATCTTCCAAGTCTCCCTTGGAAAAATTAAAAGTTTCTAATATGCTTTTTTTCGTAAAAACACCTGAATCTAAAAGCAAATTCAAACATCTAGGTAATAATCTTACAGACTCAGGTTTCCTCAAGTCATCAAGTGGTTCACCTTTTCTCCACCCTCGAGCTGAAATACTCTTATATAATCGTTGATATTCCATTTGAGATATCAATTCAGATTTATTAGCACGAAAAACCATTGCCTGAGCAGACATACCCCAACGGCTTTTTAATGCAAGAAAGTTTTCTAATGTCGGATATGTAGGTAACTCCACAGAAAAAGCTTCTTCTGGAAAAATGAAATAAGACGCAAACCTATGAGCTTGTTCTTCTATCGGTTTAAAGCAAATAGAATCTAGTTTATTTATATACCGATGTAATACAACATGCCCTAACTCATGCGCAGCATCAAAGCGACTTCTAAAGTAATTATCTTTATCGGAAGCTAATATGACATAAGGACGTCCTTCAAGCTCATTCCATTGAGAATATCCGTCCATCATTGAACTACCTTGTTCAAAGCGTGAACAGACAATTCCTGCATTTTCCATTACAAGTAAAAGATCATCAACTGGTGCTATACCTAATCCCCATAATTTCCGACACTCAAAAGCCATCTTCATTATGGTTTCATCGTCTATAGCTCTGTAATCATCAACTTTTAAATAAGGAACATTTACGTCTGGGTAATCAACATACTCTTGAAAGTGTGATGATAATTCCTGTAACCATTCCATATAGATTTCAGACGCTTTACATAAGTCCTTTGCTGTACTCGACAGTGTTCTAAAAAAAACTGGTTTTTTATTTTTTTCCGGTTGTGGTGAATATACTTTTGTAAACCATGTTACTGGGCAGTTTAAAATTTTACTCAATTCATGCAATACTTCTGCATCAGGAGAATGACTGCCATTTTCCCATTTTGTTATAGTTGAAGGAGAACGCTCAACCAATCTACCAAGATTTATTTTTGATAGACCTCTAGCTTCTCTTATCTGTGTTAGCCTTTCGGGCTGAAAACCTGAAATGCCGACTCTCATGTTATCACCTGTATTATTTTTCCTGATCCTTCAGGCGCTTTTTAAGCTTAGGTAAAACCAAATCAGGAATAATTGTCTTATTCTCACCAGTGTAGAGTTCGAGAAGTTCTATAATTGATTTATTATAGTGGAAACCCTTTAAATTGGTAAATGGTACTATTACTCTTAAATCGAGCATAGTTTCTTGAGGGAGATGGTTTGGTGGATTTACATTCACCAATAAAACCCCTAATGTTTCCACTGATTTTTTAGTGTTATTTTCCTTATCAAACAGATCAAAAGTATATCCTTCTAATTCCAGATTAAGTTGTGCCAACAAATTTCTATGCTTAGCACCTTTAATTCCTTTCTCATCGTGATTTTGACCTATTCGCCCTAATTGAATCCCCTTAGACTCAACAACTACATAATTCTCCCCCTTGGGATTAGTTTGCATGTCTCGACAAACCAAGCCGGAAGCTTGTGCAGCTCTCCTGAGTGCAGAGTTTAAAGCATAGTGCCTTGCTTGTGGCCTAAATCGAACTTGTTCAGGCTCTTCTAATTTCAGGCTAGTGCCTTTTGTTACATCATTTGCAGCTAAATATTGTTGTCCTAAATTATCATTAACATTTAACCAAAAATCTCTATTAAAAGCGTTTGCTATTAGCTCATCAATATCATTGATGATCTCATTCTTATTCATTCGTTTAGATACCCTAGTTGCGTTAAGCGGATTTCATAGTATTTTTTTTTCGTTTTGAATGCAAACACTAATTGATAAATATGTGCAACTGTCACAATTTTACAATTAAATAATTAGTTTTAATTCATGCCAACCTCGAGTGTTCCAGCACTCAGAACAGTCTTTAATTGTCATGGTCTTGCCTCTATTTTAACTAAAATGCTTTTTCTGCGTAACGACGTCTTTTATCGTTTTGCTGTGATTGTTGTTGCATTTTGGACACTTCTGACGCTGTAATTTGGTCGGTAGGCAGATAGTGGCCATTCTTAAATTCTTGATAGACTGTGCCGGTTTCTCCGTGTCTAAATTTATCAATAATGATCTCGGCATAATTTTTCGCAGGGCTATTGGGGTTATATACGGCCTCCCTATAGGTAAATAAAATTAAGTCAGCGTCTTGCTCTAAGCTACCAGAATCGCGTAAATCAGCAGAAACAGGACGACGTTGATTAATAGGTCTTTTATCAACATCACGAGATAGCTGGCTTAACGCAATAGTTGGCGTGTGTAACCTCTTTGCTAATCCTTTTAAAGATGCAGATATTTTCGCAATTGCTAAATCATTACGTTCTGCTTTAGGTTTTTTAATTAACCCTAAATAATCAACAAAAATTCCTTTCAAATTTGGATATTTACGTTTGTGGTTTTCACTGATTGCACATATTTGTTCAATAGTTAGATTACTCGCATCGATGATATGAATATCTCTATCCATTAAATGGCCTAGTGCTGAACTTAAACGCCCCCATCCTTCATCATCCAATCGCCCACGATGTCTCAATGTTGATATTGGTAGTTGAGCAGAACCTGCAACTAGACGCTCAGTAATTTGCTGATTGGACATTTCCATCGAGAAGAATAATGCACCGCCTCCATCTCTGGTCATTCCCTCAGTCATCGTTAGTGCAAGCTCTGTTTTTCCCATCCCAGGACGACCGCCAATAAAAACTAAGTCTGTTGGATTAAAGCCTCCAATTTTGTCATCTAAAGCTTCAATACCACTTTTTATCATCCCAACAGCATCTTCCCCTTTGTTTCTGCGTTCTAAAACATCTACATATCCTTCAAGTAGTGTATTTAAATGCACAGGAAGTAGGTTCTGATTACCAATTGTCAGCTGGCCAATTTGGGTTGCAAATTGATGAATAAATTCTTCAGCTTGTTCATGATTATTTGCAGTAGTAATATCATTTTGATACTTGGAAATTAATTGAATGACTTCTCTAACACGATAATAACTATAAACTTTTGAGGCATAGCCTTTTAAATTTGCTGTCCAAATAGGTGTTTTAGATAGCTCAAGTAAATTTGCTAAATCGCCTTTTTCACCTAGCGCATCAGCAATAAAAAAGGGATCTATTAAAGAACTTGCTAGCGCTTGTTTTTTAATTTCTTTGTAGACATTACGAAAATATCTAGAACTAAAGGCTTCTTCAGGTAATGTGGCTAATACCTCATATGCATCTTGACTAGCACCACCAGCTAACAAACCACTAATCACCGCATGTTCTAATTCTTTCTCATGCATGATGATTACCTCTACGATATGTTGGCCAGTTAAACGTTAATACCGTTCCCCCCTGTAATAATCTGTCCACGGCTCGTTCACCAAGCATTTCTTGTAGATCAACAACGGGCAAGTTGCTTATCAAAATTGTAGGTAGCAAATCTTCGTAGCGATCATTAATTACCTCAAACAAGATATTACGTTCAGAATCAGTGCCATACTGAACACCAATTTCATCAATAATTAACAAATCAGGTGTGCAATATTTTTCAAGTACATCAAGTTCACTGAATTCTGAATTTCCAGCCCATGTTCTTCGAAAAGCGCGAATGATACGTGAGGCAGTGGTAATAAATACCGTTTCTTGCAATTCTCCGGCAATCTGACGGGCGATTGATACTGCAAGGTGGGTTTTACCAGTTCCGGGTGTTCCACACAGTACAAGCCCCTCTCCTGAGTTTTTTCGGTCGCTCCAAGTTTCGACGTACTGCTGACAAATTTTTAAATTATGTTTTGCTAGCGGTGTTGAGGCTACAAATGATTCAAATGTCGCATTAGCAAAGCGAGGGGGAATATTCACCGCAGTTAATAAATTTTGTTCAGACATTTCCACCTCCCACAAACCAATGAGGATCTTGAGACTGGTAATCTTTTTCGCTAAACCCAGTATGAGAATTTACTTTTTGAGTTTGTACTACGGATCTTTCAGGAAATAGCCCCTGCCAACCGTTGGCAATTGAATTACAAATCACAGCGTTGGCATCGGTGCAAAGCGATAATTTTTTTGCTTGTTGCTTGCACATGGTTTCTGTCAGCGGTTTTTTAATTTCTTTCCTGAAGTTAATCCAATCCTGCCAAACCTCATCACTCACATTTGACGGTTTAGCAAATTTCGGATCGAATTTATTTTTCGATTTTTTCCCCTCGAGTAATTCTTGTGGATCATGTTTTGAATTTACTTGTGGATCATGTTTTGAATTTACTTGTGGATCGCCTCCAGATTCTGGAGGGTGAAAACCACCTTGAACGCCAGATTCTGGAGGGTCAAAACGTACATTTTTACTGTTTTCTGTACGGTCAGAATCTGAACGGTCAGAATCTGGACGGTGAAAATTTGATAGTTTTTCACGTTGTTTTCTTAATTTGGCGTTCTCTTCTAATGCGATTTTTTCCAATTTATCGACATTTAAAAAATATAAATTTGAAGCATTACGATTGCCATTTCTACGTTGCTTTTTAACTAACCAACCATCACGCTCAAGTTCATTACATGCATTGCGAATTGTGCTAATTCCCGCACCAATTTGACGACTGATGGTTTCAACACTGGGATAAGCAACCCCTTCATCGCTCGAATAATCGGCTAGGCGTACCATGATCATTAACTTGGTACCCTTAACACCTGAAACAGCACATGCATCCCACACATAGCCGGTTAATTTATTACTCATTTCACACCCCCAGTGCTTTAGCTATATTACGGCAAGCATTTTGGTACTGCTCAGGGGTTAAATTTTTTGACAGTAATTTTTGTTTTTCTCGCTCATACTGCTCCCTAATTAACAACGCAATAACGCGTCTACCATCAAAAATATGTTGGATATCTGAGATATGAGCAGGTTTATCATTCAGCATAAACCCATTGCGGTATGTGATTTTTTCAGTTGATCTAATCATTGGTCTTGCCTCTTGAATTAATGCACGCTGGTCGGGCGTGATATCTCATTTAGTGCACGTACTACATTGTTTATTTGGTGTGACATGTCACGACCCTCTAATAAAATTTCAGTCATAGCATCAGCGAAACGCTGAATGGCTACAGTTGCTAAATAGTTTTTGGTGTCTCCACGTACTCGAGCTAACCTCGAAGCCGGTAGAGCCATTTCAATCGCTGGCATTAACTCAGCAATTTTTCTTTGAGATGCGCGAGAATCACCACGTAACCAACGGAATATCTGTTGCCGGTTGTTGTTTATTGCTTTCCAGTCTGCCTTACCCGTTTGATCCTCAATGGCATGTAATCGACCATGTTCTTGATTAATCACTAATCGTAAGTAAGCTCGGCTAATCTCAATAGCAACATGTTCTTGCCCTTGTTCTACAGCCCAGTCCTCAATTTCAGCTCTGATAATGTTGATATCAAAATTCATTTTTGCGTCTCCTGTCGCTATAAAAATTGATTATGCATAATCAGCTTTTTAATTTGATACCTGTAATACTGAATACTCCTTTTGGCAAGCCATCCCAAGGATTTGGATAATCAACTGGATTAAGATCATGTGGAGTTACTAACCAATTAGTTTTTGCTGACCATTCGATAGCTTTTCGACCTTTAGGGTAGTAGCTACCAGCAATAACTTGACTAATAAACCCTTGAGTTACTCCAACCGTTTTCCCAAATTCAGTTTGGCTGATTTTTTGTTTTTTTAAATACAGATCTAATTTCATGTTTTCCTCCAGCTTATGTAATAGCCGAATATTAGCAATGCTAATTTAATAAATCAATAGCAATGCTATTGGATAATTATTAGCATTACAAATAAAATACTAAAATGAACAGAAAAATATCAGAATCAGATAAAATTGCCGCCCGAAACTTACGAAACATTTGGGAAGCAAAACGAGAATCTCTGGGCTTAACTCAAGAAAAAGCCGCAGAGATTATGGGATTTGCTACTCAAGGGGCAGTAAGTCAGTATTTAAATGGCCGAACAGCCTTAAACACTGATACAATTTTAAAATTCGCATCATTATTGAAAGTTGATCCTGAAGATATTAATCCAGAGCTAAAAACGTTGTTAGACTACGTTAGGCGAACAGGAAAAGAAGAAGAAATAAAACAAATAACCTCTTCTACATCAACTCAAAATGAACATACGACTTTAAGACTGATGGATGTATATGCAAAAGCAGGCCCTGGTGGCTTTATAAATAACGAATTCCCTGACACTATAAAATCTATTGAGTTCTCTCCAGAAAAAGTATTCGATTTATTCGGTAGAAAAAGTTTAAAAGGGATTGAAATAATTAACATTAGCGGTGACAGCATGTCTCCAGCAATAAACCCAAGAGACGTCGTTTTTGTTGATACTCATAATGAATTTTTTGATGGCGATGGTGTTTATGTGTTTAGTTTTGAAAATTCATTATTTATAAAAAGATTACAAAGAGTTAAGGGCAGAAAACTAGCTGTTAAATCAGATAATCCTGCTTATGAAACGTTTTATATTGAAGAGTCAGAAATGTATGATCTCCGAATTATTGGAAAAGTAATAAAATCACTTCCTATTAAAATGATTGATTTTGCATAAAATAACAATGTGTTACATACAACCACCGTCGATACGGTGGTTTTTTTTAACTCAAAATATTAGCAATGCTATTGACAATTAAAGTAGCAACGCTAATATTGAAGCAACCAAAAACAACACAGCAAGTGTTTAGGTAAGTGTTCAGATTTAGTTTTGCTGTTATGTCGGAGGAGAACCACAGCTCTCATCGCGACCTGTCATGATAACCACGGCATAACGGCAGATTTTTTAGCAATACCAGGGAATTAAATTAGTTACCGACCAAAGCTACAAGGCAGACCTGACAGCTCGGAAAGACGGGCAACAAATTTTAGACGTAAAAAAACCCACCGAAGTGGGTTCCTTTACCCCGAATTGCCGACCAAAGCTATCGGGAGTTCTACTAGCGCGACCAAACGCTAGAAGAGGCAAGACCAATGATAAATCACTGATCGCAGTTATTTTAAAGGAGTTGCTATGAAAGCACAACCTGAAAGCCTAACAGTCACACTCTATATTCATGCTCAAAAACAGTTCGATGGTTCTTACCAATATAACGCCTACGCATTTAAAGCCGATCCCAATGCTGGGCTAGGTTTTGTTATTGCTGAACACACTGTTGATGTTCCTTTTAAAGAGCCTACTCAAACTGATCTCATTCACGCTGAAATTGATTTTCTACGTAATGAACAAGAAAAAATCCTAGCTGATGCCCAAGTGAAAACAAGCTTGTTAGAAGATCAAATCCAAATGCTTCTCTGCTTGGAAGGCAAAGCAATAGCTAAAGAAGATGAAGAAATTCCTTACTGATGGTGAACATTATGGATGCAATTAATCTAGCAATTGATGCTGTATTAGATGCTGAACTATCTGTTATTGAACATGAAAATAACAGTGAGATAGTTTCTGGCACTCAACATATTTCTATCATTGGAGGTAAGAGACGAGTTGAATATTACCCTTCAACAGGTACGGCTTACTCTAATCCCATTGATGGGAAATATAAGCGTGTAATTATCAAAAAAGCGGGCATTAAGCGAGCTATTAAACTAGCAAAATCAGGAAATTAAGAGGCAAGACCAATGAAAACTTTTATCTGTGTATTTGAGCCTACGACCGAGGCTCGTACAAACAACGGTGCTGTACCGCTGGCCATAGCGTTAAACACCGCTAATGCAAAACTGGCAACAGCGACTGCAGTAGTAAAATTATCTGAAGCATATCCAGAAGCTATGGATAACTTTAACACCGATGAGCCATTAATTAGCGAACATATTGACGGTTCTGTATGCCCTACTTTAGATGCTTTCGATGAAAAATTTGCTGTTGAAAATGAGTATGACGGTACTCAATGGAAACCTATTGAATATAAGAATTTCAAAAAACTAGGAACAAAGCCCAGAATTGCGTGTTTACTTTTATTTGGAAAGACTCAAATAACAAACAAAGAGTTCTCTTTTACATTGAAATATCTTGCTGGCACAGAAGATCCCAAAATTCGTAATATCGCCACAGGCCTTGCTGAAATAACAAAGTTATCTTTGATGGATGCTGAACAAACGATGGAAATAGCACAGGCTATCTATGAGTTAGCTAATGAAGATGTCACTGTTGAAGAAGCTAAATCACTAGGTGAAAGCTGGCTGACAGAAGAACCTGAGCAAACACAAGAAGAAATATCTTCTATCAGGCGTAACTACACAACTATAGATACTGAAATCGCCTTAGCGCTGTTAGATGATTTTGACCCTAATAATGTCCTCGCATCTCAAGTAAAGAAGGCAAAAGAGCTGATAGATGACGACGACAAAGCATGGAAACGCTGGTCAATGGATTTACGCACAACAGCTGGCATCTTGGATATACCACGTGAAAAGATTTTCTCGTTAATAGCTGAAAGTAAAAAACAGCCTGAGTTATTAGATAATCCCAATGCGCGAAAAGAATTTATTGACCGTCATTTGGGTATTAACAAACCTACTGGCAACGCTGAAAAAGAAGAAAGTATCACCTCTAACCAATTGGATAATACCCCTTCGGTATCTAGCAAAAGTACCGTTGAAAAGGAAACTAAGCCTAAACGTTCACGTAAAAAGCAAGAAGTAGCCCCTAAAACAGAAAGTTCTCCGGTGGTTGAGCAAACTGTAGAACTTAAAGAGCCAGAAACATCATCAGTACAACAAGATAATTTTGAGCAACGGGCTAGTGTGCTTGAGGAAGTTCTTAACGCTGGTGATCCCAACAATCTACATATCTGGAAACGTGTGCAACGTACAGACCCGCGTTTTACTAAACCGCTAGAAGGTGTTGGGTTTGCAGGAACTAGCATAAACAGCAATTACATGATTATGCGCGCTACTGAAATATTCGGTCCTATCGGTGAAGGCTGGAGCTACGAAGTTATTGAAGAAAAGCTTGTACCAGGAAACCCAATAACTGAGCGAGTATTTGACGAAAACAACAAACAAATTGGCGTTCGCTTTCTACGCGATGGGGATGGTTCTCTAAAGTATGAAGAAAATCACTCTATCAAAATTAAATTCTGGTACATAACTGAAAAAGGTAAAAAAGCTGAATTTGAAAGCTATGGAGCGACCCCTTACAGATATATGACAAATAAGGGAATGAAATCAGATCCTGAAGCTATTAAAAAGTCACTCACTGATGCAATCAAAAAAGCCCTATCAATGCTTGGCTTTAGCTCTGATGTCTTTATGGGTATGCATGATAACCCTGAATACTTAGCGAGTAATAAACTTGAGTTTGAAATTAAAAATGCCAGTGAAAAAGCGGAAGACATCACACGTATTCGCAAAGAATTAGACGAGAAATTTACTAAACATACGGAAGTTATGCGTAGTGCTGTTACAGCAAATGAATTACGAGGCATTGCATCGACATTAACTCGTGAAATATCTGCACATATTAAATCAGCTCAAGAACGTCGTGACGAAGATTACGAGAAGTATTTGTCCGGCCGTTTACGTCGATTAAACCAAATCGAAAAAGAGTGTTTAGACAAACTGAAACAGAAAGAAGAGGCAATCTAATGACCAATACTACCGCTATCGCACTGGCGACCAATTATGAAAAATTACAGCAACTCGTTGAAACAGGAGAATTCACTGCTGAAGATATCGCAGATACATTGGCAGGTATCGAGGGCGAGTTAGGTGACAAATTGGATGCAATTATGCACCACGTTCGCAATATCGAAGGTCAAGCTAAAACACTTGATGAAGAATCTAAACGTTTATCTGATCGTAAAAAATCATTCGAAAACCAAGCTAAAAACCTAAAGGAATATGCTCTTAACTGCTTATTGGCTTCAGGATTAGATAAATTAAAAACAACAAAGAATACATTTACAGCACGAAAAGGTAGTGTTTCAGTAATTATTGATAATGAAGCACTACTACCAGATGAGTTGGTTGATGTTAAAACCATCACAGCGCCCGATAAAAAAGGAATCAAAGAAGCGCTTGAAAATGGTATTGAAATTCCCGGAGCACATCTTGAAGTTGGTGAACGTTCATTAATGGTTCGTTAATTCATAATAGTGCCCTTTCTTGGGCGCATTATCAGGAGATAAACGTTATGGCCATGAAGTTAGAAGTTGTTATTACCCATGATGAAACAACAAATAAATGCAGTATCGAATGGTCTACAGCATCAACAAAAAATGCCACAGAGCAAGAACAGCAAGCACTTTCATCAATGCAAAAAGCGTTATTGCTACAACTGGGGCACCCTATAAATACAGCTATTATTCATTAAGTGACATGTCACAAAGAGGCAAGACCAATGCTTAGACACTCTCAACAAAAAGACCAAGCCGTAAAGATCACATTACCTGATGGTACACATGGATTTGTTTCAACAGATAGACGTTGCCATGTTTCATACGATTTTCCAGCTCACGTCAAAATAGAACTTCAACCTTCTCTCGCTGAGCAACAAAGGAGTGAACAATAATGTTTGGTTTATTCCTTTTGGTATGTAGTTCGGTAAATTGTCAGTTTGAGCCCTATGGCTACATTTATCCTGATGAACAAAATTGTTTAATTGATAAAGAGGTACTCGCGACCAAAGGAAAAATTGCAGAGTGCTATCCAGTAGAGGGAATTATTCGAGTAAAAAGTTGATTAAGCATAATCAGTTTTTACTTTTCGTTGTTATTAGCATGGTGGCTTATTCAAGACCAATGGGTGACCACCATGAAATTATTAACACCTTGGAAACCAGGGAACCAAGTATTAACAAGTTTTGATATTAAATTAGGTCGGTTAGCGTTCAGTGTAAGAAATAGACCATGCACTGACGCTGAAATCAAACACTCCTGTGATACAGCAGACCGACTTATTTTATTGATGATGAGGCAAGACCAAAATGAGCGGAAAACTGATGAAAGCTAGTGCGTGGGCTAAACGAGAATTTGAAGTAGGCTCTATTCCAGATAATAGAACCATAAAAAAATGGGTAGAAACAGGTTTATTAAAAGGCAAAATCGTTGATTGTTCTGTTTGGATATATTCATCCGAACGTTGGGGTATTGAGTCCGTTATTTCTTCATGTGTCGATGAGTTAATAAGGGCTTCGTGATATGGCCAGTAGACCGAGAAGAAAGGAATTTAGGCATCTACCTGACTTTCTTTATTTTGATAAATCAGTTAAACAATATCGCCTTACATTAACTAATGGTTTAAGAAAATGCATTGGTGCTGATAAAGCAAAAGCTATCGCAATAGCCAGAGAATACAACAATATTATGCGACCAGAAAAATGCGTTTCTGTTAACTCATTAATTATTGACTCGGGAGGGCAATATGGAGAGGCCCTCCCTCTCTCAGAACATTTAGATAAGTTATTTTTGCGGATCACTAATGATGAGAAACCATCAGACAGTACACTTAGTAACTGGGTTAATGACTTAGAAAGAATTAAGATCTTTTTTAAAGACATCCCCGCAAATGAAATCTCACTGGAACATGTAAATGGCTATATTAATGAATATCATACCGATGCTTCTGCTAATGTACAAAATCGTAAGGTAAGCTTTCTAAAGAAAATTTTTAGTTACGCAATGGATGAATCTCTTATGTTTGATAACCCCGCTGAACGTAAGAAAATGAAAAGAGTCGATGGGAAAAAACGTAGAAGATTATCTTATGATGATTTTCTTAAAATTAGAGCGTCCGCAGAACCTTGGTTAAGAACAGCAATGGATCTGGCATTACAAACAACACAAGCAAGGCTTGAAGTATCACGCATAAAATACAATATCAAAGCTCCCAAAGAAGGCATCTGTGGGTGTTTATGGTATGAAGAACCCTTAAATGGAATATACGGGATGATTTATATTCACAGACAAAAAGTGCAACATAAAGAGGCATCTCATATTGCGATCCCCATAGGCAAAGCACTTAAGGATATTATCGATAATAGCCGTGACAATGTGCCAAGCCCTTATATTGTGCATAGACTACCTACTCGTATTCCAAATAAGGTGAGTAAAGAAGTGAATCATCCAACACAAGTTGCACCTGATTACCTTAGCCGTGCATTTTCAGCATTGCGTGATCGAGTGGGCGTTGCTAGTCATTTGCCTTTAGATGAAAGACCAACCTTTCATGAAATAAGAGCATTGGCGGCCTTTATGTTTAAACAACGTGGTTTTGATCCACAAGCTCGAATGGCTCACAGTGATGCAGAGTCAACCAAAATTTATACAGAAAACCATGTACAATGGGTTGAAGTGCCACATTGTGAGATAGCATAA